TCACCCTGACCCACAACCTCGGCAGCCGGGCGCTGCAGGTGAGCGTCTACCGCAACTCCGGCAACTACGACCAGATCGAGTGCGAGGTGCGCCATACCAGCACCTCTGCGCTCACGCTGCTTTTTACCGCAGCACCGACCTCCAACCAGTTCACGGCGGTGGTGACCGGCTGATGGCACGGGAGTTCCATGTTGACGTTGACCTGAAAGGTGCCCTGCTGCTGAACGGCAGTGCGGGCAGCACCGGGCAGATCCCCTACTCGGCGGGCCCTGGTGCGCCAGCGGCGTGGGCGGATCCCCCTGCTGGTGGCACCGGCAGCGTCACCATTGCCAACAGCGCTGCTGATGTGCTGACCGCCAGCTCAGGCGAGATCAGCGCAGATGATGCCGGCGCCGACAAGCTGGTGTTCTGGGACGACTCGGCGGGGAAGCTCACGTACCTGACGCTGGGCACGAATCTAAGCATCACCGGCACCACGCTTGATGCAGCGGGTGGCGGCTCTGGTGGTGTTGACACCGTTATTTCAGGGATGCTGTTCTAATGGCCGCACCAAATCTCAAAAACCCCACCACGATCACCGGCAAGACGGCCCGCTACGCAGTGACCACAACCCTGGCCGCAGCGCTGAGCAACAGCGCCGCTAGCGGCAAGGTGTTGAAGGTGAACTCGATTTTCTGTGCCAATGTGGATGGCACGAATGCGGCTGATATTAGTGTCAGCATCTACGACGGCACGACTGATCGGTACTTGGCCAAGACCATTATTGTGCCGGCTGACGCCACCCAGGTGCTCAGCACCAAAGAGACGTACTTTTATTTGGAAGAAGGCGACAGCATTAGGGCTTTAGCCAGTGCGGCTAGCGATCTGGAGCTGGTGATTGGTTACGAGGAGATTGCGTGATGCTGGGATTCAACGGGGGGTTGATTGGGAAGGTAAGAGATACCAGCGCAGCTGCGTCAGTAGTACCTGGTGTGTGGACACCGCTGGAGCAGATCAAGGCAAAGCGAGCAGGGCTATGGCCTTTCGCGGTTCGGGAAGACGCGAACTTTAGCAGCGTGTCCCTGTTGTTGCCTTGCCATGGAAGCAGCGGCAGCGCAGTATTAACAGATTACAGTCAATCCACAAAGGTTCTTACTGCCTACGGTGCGCCACAAATTAGCGTGGCACAATCCAAGTATTACGGATCATCCGCGTTTTTTAACCCAGGAGAGACAAATGGATGGAGCGCTCCACATGACCTTGGCTTTACACTCTCAACAGGCGACTGGACTATTGAGGCGTGGGTGTTTCTAACAGCAAACAGAAGTTTTAATTATTTAGTCAGCAAAGGCGGCGCAACTACAAGAGAGTGGGCCCTAATGGCTGGACCAACAAACATAACCATGTATTGGTCTACGAATGGAGCGGGCAGCGGCGATCAAACAATATCAAGAGCGGCAACGCTTCCGTTGAATACATGGATGCATATTGCTGCTTCTAAATCGGGCTCAACAATTCGACTTTTCAAGGATGGTGTGCAGCAAGGCGCCAATGGTTCTTTTACCAGTATGTATTCCGGTACGTCTCCTTTGTACGTGGGAAGATTTGCCGATTATACAAATATCTCTCACGATTTGCAAGGATACATGAATGATGTCCGCATTACCAAAGGGGTTGCCCGCTACACCGCCAACTTCACCCCGCCGAATAGCTTCCTGCTGTGATGCTCTACTCCCTCCACAACCAGCGCCCCGCCCCGCTGCCGTTCCGCATCACCCTGCCGACCGGCTTCACCCGCACCGATCCCAGCACCTTCACCGCTGAGGAGATCGCCGCCGCTGGCTTCACCGGCCCCTACACCGAGCCGCCCTACGACCCCGCTACCGAGCAGCTCGACTGGACCAACGGTGAGTACGTCATCACGCCATTGCCACCTCCGCCACCGCAGCCCCGCTGGGTGCAGTTCGGCACTGCCCTCGGCGCTGACCCCCAGGTCAACCAGTTCATCGGCTCCCTAGCGCAAGCCGCCCCGGTGCTGCACCTGATGATTGGCGTCGGCATGGGCCAGGCCGCCCAGGGCGACCCGCAGACATTCCTAGCCGCCTGGGCCACTGGCACCGAGCAGGATCTGATCACTCCTGAGCTGGCCGGGCATGTCGCCACCCTGGCTGAGCATTTTGATCTGCCGGCAGAGTTTGTCGCAGCGCTGGGCTCCTAGTGTCCCCGTCTTCGGCGCTCCACAGACTGACAACACCCGGCAATAGTTGAGTGAGCAGCAAACGCGAACAGATCCTGGCTGCCATCACCACCAGCCTGGCCGGTACCACTGGCGTTGGTAGCAGGATCTACCGCTCCAGGGTTGATGCATTCGCCCGTAACGAAGCGCCTGCGATCGTGGTGGAAGGTGGCCGTGAGACCGCAACCGTCATCAGTAACTGCAAGCTCGACTGGAGCATGGACGTACTGGTGGCGATCTATGCCAGGGGTGCGGTACCTGATCAGCTGGCCGATCCAGTCCGCGTTAGCGCTCACGCCAAGCTCATGGCCGATCGCAGCATTGGTGGCCTGGCAATGGATATTGTGCCCATCAGCGTTGACCCACAGCTCGAAGCCGCCGATCAGCCAGCGGTGTGGATGGTCTGCACGTATCAGGTGAGGTATCGGACCAGTGTTGAAGATCTGAGCGTCTGAACTGAGTCCATAGGCTGATGCAGTAACACATGCCGGGCTCATGGCTGAGCACTATCAACACCATGGCTACAGCGGGGAGTACGTGATGCTCCCTTCTGGCGAAGTGGTGCCTGCTGATCAGGTTCCACAACCTGTGAAGCCAGCCAAGGCAAGCCAGGCAGCTGTTGCAGAGCCCACCGATAAGGCCGCAGACAAATGAGCCTTCTGATTCGTAACTCGTTCCTGCTGGCCAAGGCTGAGGCCACCTATGGCAGCGCTGGCAGCCTTGCTGCTTCTGATGCCATGCGGATCATCTCAATGGAGGTGAACCCGATCACTGGCGAGCGTGTGCAGCGCAATCTGATCAAGGGATACCTTGGCGCCGATCGTGCTCAGCTCTCCAACGAGCATGTTGCCGTCACGATCACCTTTGAGTGGGGCGGGAGCGGTGTTGCAGCTACAGCTCCGAGGTTCTCGCCACTGCTGCTGGCATCAGGCTTCAACCTGACCAGTGCCGCCGAGCTGACCGGCAGCGCTGCTGCTGGTGCTGCCAACACGATCACCCTGGCAGCTGCTGCCAGTGCTGTGACTGGCGCCTATGTCGGCTTCCCGATCATCATTACCAGCGGCACCGGTGTGGGTCATGCCGGTGTGATCACTGCGTACAACGGCACCACGAAGGTTGCCACTGTGGTGCCGACCACCGCGACATTTGTGCCTGCTGCTAGCAGCGGCTACAAAATCCCGGCGCTGTCGATGTACCAGCCGATCAGCAGCTTTGGCGCCAACTCCAGCTGCACCCTGGTGGCGGTGAAGGACTCCAACGTCCATCGCATCGAGGGGTTCCGTGGCAGCCCTGCACTGAATGCACCGCTGAACCAGTACGGCACATTCACCGTTACGGGTGTTGGTCGTTACGTGGCGCCAACGGCAAAATCTGCGGAGTCCTTCACCTATGGCGGCCAGGCGGATCCTGTGCCTGTGACACCGCGTCACACCCGTGGCCTCCGGTTCCAGGGATATGGCCCCTGCTCGGAAGGCTTCACGTTCGACTGGGGCCTGAGCACGACGTTCCGATCGCTCGTTAACTGCGATACAGAGGCGCTGATCACTGATCGCCCAAACCCCAATGGCACTCTGACCATTGAGAACCCTGCAGTTGCGACAAAAGATTTCTTCACCGCTGCTGCTGATAACAGTGGCGCCAGTGATGGACCGTTTGTGGTGCAGCAGGGCACCGTTGAGACTCAGAGTTCGATCCTGTTTGCGCCGAAGGCTGCAATCAGTGGTGATCTGTCCTTCTCAGACTCTGATGGGATCGACATGCTGAACATCCCATTCACTGCATTGCCGACCAGCGGCAACGACGAAACCCGCCTGATCTTCTTCTGATCTCATGTTTGTACTTGATCAGTCTGATTCGTACTTCTGGCCGGTAAGCATCGAGCTGCCGGAGAATGGCAAGAAGAAGGCTTTTGTCTTCGATGCAGAGTTCAAGCGACTGCCCCAGGATGAAGTGGAGGATCTTCGGCAGCGGCATTCGATCCAGATTAAGCGGATCGTCGCCGCCATGGATTCGTACAGCGAATCCGAAGGGCTTGGCATCAGTGATGCGGGCGATGAAACCCGCGATCTGTGCGATGCAGTGCTTTGCGGTTGGGCGAAGGTAACTGATGCTGCTGGTGAGGCAGTGCCATTCACCGAAGCCACCAAGCGGCGTATGTATCAGGTGCAAGGTGCTCCCGCAGCAATCTTTGATGCGTGGATTGAAAGCCTGGGTCAACCAAGCGAGAAAGGCGCAGCGAAAGCTGGAGGGTTCCGGGCAAAAAACTGATCGACGCGGCGCGGTTCATTGCTGACGCTGCCAAGGGACAGGAACCTGATGATGGAAAGGATGCTGAAGATGCTGCGGCGGTCTTCGGCATCCCGATTGAGGAGGAGCCGCCACCAGAGCGACCGACAGAGTTTGCAATCGTGGTGGAGAACGCACCTGTTGTTGGATGGTTCATGCGAATGCAGACGCAGTGGCGAATGAGCATGAACGGCCCGACCGGCTTGGACTATGGCCTGTTCCTATTGTGGGCAAAGGAAGAAGGCATCCGGCGAAAGGATCGGTTGTGGATGCTAGATGATTTGCGGTTGATGGAACGCGAGTATCTATCAGCAATTCGTTGATGCCTAACCTGCAGTAGGGATGGCCTGAGGCATGGCGCTGAATCTGGATACTGCGATCCGGCTCAGCGCCCAGGTGAAAGGCCTGGATCAGTTCAAGACGCTGGCTGATCGGCTTCTGGGCATTGGCCAGGGCTCCGAGGCGGCCAGCGGTGCTGTTCAGCAGCTGTCAGGAGAGTCCACACGGCTGGGGCAGGAAGCTGTCAAGGCGGCCAGTGGCGTCAAGATCCAAGGTGCAGCACTGCAGGAGCTACAGGCCAAGACCCGTGCTAGCGGCGCCGAAGCCCGCAAAGTGCGCGGCGAGTTTGGTGCCTTGGGTGGTGCATTCCAGCAGCTGCGTGGTCAAAGCGCTGGTGTGCTCGATGGCGTGGTGCAGTCGAGCGGGCGTGCAGCAAACGGCATCAGGGAGTTCCAGCGGGAGCTGGCGCCAACAGACCAGCAGCTCGCCCAAGTGCGTGCACAAATGCTGCAGCTGGCGGAATCCAGCAAGACCACAGAGCGATCACTGCAGCAGCAGACTGAAGCTCTTAAGCGGCTGAAGTCTCAGGCTGAAGCAGGCGGCCAGCTGTACCAGCAGCTCACAGCAGACATTGAACGACTGAAGAACACCAGCAAGGGTCTGGAGAAGTTCACCGAGCCTGGCATTCGCGGCTGGAAGATGCTGGCCAAGGCATCAGCAGATGCCGCCAACGAGCAGCACGGCCAGGTGGCCAAGCTGAAGGGTGTGCTGGCTACAGCTGGTGAGGGGTATCAGAAGCTAGGCCGTGAGATTGATGCACTGCGGCAGAAGGCCGCCAATCTGGACCTGAGCAAGGGTCTGCAGATCACTCCTGGCAATGTTGCCAAGGGTGTTGGCGGCGCGATTCAGAACATCGTGCAGCTGCGGCGTGATCTGTCGCGGTCGATGTCGGGCCGTGTGATTCTCACCGGCGAGGGCCTTGCTGCAGCTGGTGTCACTGGCGCAGCTGGTGCTGGTGTGGCATCAGGCCTCGGCGGTCTGGCTGGTGGTGCGTCGGCGGTGGCTGGCAACCTTGATGCCATCGCTGCCAAGGCTGCAGCGCTGCCGGGCCTGCTGAAACCGCTGGGCGGGTTGCTTGCAGATCCTGTGAATGCCATGGCGTCTGGCATTGGGCAGTGGTCTGCATCGCTCAGTGCTGCACAGGCAAAGCTCGCGGCACTGTCGGCACCGTTTGAAGCGATCGGTACTGCGATCAGCACCATTGGCCCTGAGGCATCCGCAGCGGCCGGCGTGGCATCGCTGGCGATCGCTGGCGTGTATCAAGTGCTCAGCAAGCAGGCTGACGAAGCGCAGGCTGACCTGGAGCGGTCATTCCGTGGGATTTCGGATGACGCGCAGAAGCTGTTGCAAGACCTCGCGCGGATCTATGACCGTATCCCAAATGCGCGGCTGGAGGCCCAGAAGCAGCTGCGCGACCGGAACCTGGCGCGTCTTGGTGAGGTGCCCGCTGACTCGGTTGAGGCAAGGCGTGCGGCCAGTGCTGTTGTTGCTGCAGAGCGTGAAATTGCCAAGATCCAGGCCGAACAGAACGGGCTGATCGAGACTGCCCGTCAACGGCAGAACGCCGTAGCGCAGGCGTTGGAGCAGCAGCTTCAGGCCGGCAGACAGAAGGTGAATACAGCACGGCAGGAGCTGAGCTTGGCTGAGCGTGTTGCGCAGGTGCAACGCCAAGCTGCTGAACGCCGCCGGCAGAGTGCAGCCGCTGAGGCTGCTGAGAGTCTGCGGCGTGCTGCAGCTGCTGCATTCCCTGGCACCAGCGTTCTGGCGCTGCCGGCTGCAGGGCAGACCAGCTTCCAGGGCAGCGTCAACGCGCAGGGGATAGGTGGTGGCGCCAGGCGGCTCGGGAACTACGAGACCGCTGGCACCAGCGCTGCGGTAGGCGCTGTGATGGGTGTTGGCGCGGCTGGTAGTGGCGCTGCTCAGTCCGCCACCAGGGCACGGGGGCAGCTGGCAGAGCTGTTCGTCACGATCGACAAGGTGACGGCTTCCAGCAATGGCAGCATCAGCAGCCTGCAGCGGCAACGCGGTGCATGGGAAGCGCTGCGTAATGCGGTGAACCCAGCAGCACCGGCGTATGCGAAGGCGACTGCACAAGTCGAGCAGCTCGACAAGCGACTGCAGCAGCTGACCGCCACCCAGCAAAAACAGCAGCGCCAAGGCATCGGCCGCGAGGCGCTTGGTAGTGCATTGGGCACCATTGCCACCGGCGGTGGCCTGCAGGGTGCTGTAGGTGCGTTGGCTGGTGGGTTGGCGTTCTCCGGTGGCGCAAGGGGTCTCGCTGCTGGCGCTGCAGTCGCCGGCACGGCTGGAGTGGTTGGCTATGGGATGCAGGCTGGCATCACGTCTGTTGAATCTGAACGGCGCCTTCGTTCGCTAGCAGGTGCGTTTGGCGAGGTAGAGGCTGCACAGGCCGCTGCAGCACGTGCAGCTGAGAAGTTCGGTATCAGTCAAAGCGAAGCTAACCGCTCCTTTGCTCAGATCTATGCCCGTCTGCGGCCGGTTGGAATCTCGCTCCAGGAAATTGAGACTGCATACAACGGATTCAATACAGCGGCCAAGCTGGGTGGCACGACAGCTGTTGAAGCATCTGCCGCATGGATGCAGCTGAGCCAGGCATTGGGTAGTGGCGTTCTGCGTGGTGAAGAACTGAACTCCGTCTTTGAGCAGACCCCTGCAGTAGTGCAGGCCATTGCCAAAGAAATGGGCATCGGTGTTGGCCAGATTCGTGAATATGCCAAAGAAGGCAAGATCACCAGTGACATCGTGCTGCGAGCATTGAAGCGCATTGAAGTTGAGGGCGCGGCTGGACTGGCTAATGCAATGGGCGGTCCGACGCAAGCCATCAAGGATTTTCAAATCGCTACCGAACGTGTCAGCATTGCGCTCACCAAAAATGCTATTCCAGAGATCGGCCGTGCCTTAAAAGAACTCGCAACACTCATTGAGAACCTAGAGGGCCCCATCAAGTTCATTGGTGGCTTAGCTGGTGGCACGCTTGGCACGATTAATGATTTGATCAATGCTGCGACCAAGCCACAAGCATTTGCCGCTGCTCAGTCGATCCGTGCTGGCCGTCTTCCAATGGCTGGCCTTGGTGGCATCAGCGGCGCTGAACAGCTGTTCCTAGGGACAAGTGGTGCTGGTGGTGTTGGTTTGACAGGTATCAAGAAGGAGGCTGAGGAACTGGCAAAGCTCCGCCGGCAGCCAGTGACTCAGGTCATGCTGGAGCTGATGCAGAGCCGTCTTGGGCGCATGGATGCACAATCCAAGCCGGGGCAGACGTTGCCGATGCCAAGTCCTACACCACGCCCCACTGCTAAGCCTGCTGGCTCTGGTGGAGGGTCGGGGTCTGGTGGTGGCAAGGAGTTCCAGCTGTCCAGCCGTGGCCGTGCCTTGGTTGCTGCTGCAAGCAAACTCGGCGTCTCGCCGCTGGATCTGGCAACGATTATCAGCTACGAAACAAAAGGCACTTTTAGCCCGTCGATCATTGGAGGTACTGGCAACCGCTATCAAGGTTTGATTCAGTTTGGGCCAAATGAACGTCGAGCCTATGGCGCAAACGGTTCGCAAAGCTTTGAACAGCAGATCATGGGTCCTGTTGTTCGATACTTCCAGGATCGATTCAAAGGCGTAGGACGTTCAACACAGGGTGCTTCGCTGTCGGATCTCTATCGCACGGTCAATGGCGGCAATCCCAAGGCTTCTCTGGGTCTCAACGACGGTAATGGCACGATCGCTCAGCACATTGAGCGGATGGCTGGCCCACACCGGCGAAAGGCCTTGAATACCTTCTTCGGCGGCTCCATGGCCAACGTGGGGTTTGGCGCCTTTGAGCAAGCCCAGGCCATGGATCAAATGTTTGAAGACAGGCAGCAGTCAATCAAGCAAGGCGAGCAGCTTGCTAAACAGTTCTCACGCC